TGCTCGCGCAGGCCCTCGCGCGAGAACTCGGCGTGACCGTTGGTCGTTTGCGAGAAATGGGATCGGAAGGCCGGCTCACGGCTGAAGTCGTGTTTCCCGCATTGCTGCGGGCAGGCACGGACCTAGAGCGGCGGATGGGTAATCTCCCCCTGACTGTTAGTCAGGCATGGGAGGCGACCAAGAATCAGTTTATCGCCGCCGTGAATGCGATTGATCGACAGATTGGCGCCTCGTCGAACATCGTCGCGTTCCTCGGCGGCCTCCAATCCATGCTGGGGGTGATTCGGCGCGGCGCGGGGGGATCTACTCCGGAAGAAACTCGCACGGCGGCTGGAAACGCCGAAGTCCGCACGCAGGCGCTAATCATCGCCGGGCTCGCTGAGCAGTCTCGTCTTCAGCAGGAGATCGAAACCGCCAGGGCGCGGGGGCTGGACACTTCTCGTCTGTGGGCTCAGCTGGAGGTCGCCAATCAGTCCCTCGTGGCCTTGGGTGTTCGTGCAGAAGAACAGGGTCTGGAGCGCATAGTCGGTGCGTCCCGGGAAGCGATGGACGCAGAGACTGAGCGATTCAACGCACGCCAGCGGGCAGGCGAGAATGCGCGGCAGAACTTCGCGAACGAGGCGCGTGAACTTCGCCGTGCTCACGATGATCGGTTCCGTATCGAAGACGATGCGAGACAAGCGCGGGAGCGACTCAACCAGAGATGGGATGCGGTCTCCGCAGAGAATCGGACGAACGCTTCGCGCCTGGAGTTCAACCGCGCCCTGGCTGCCATCAATCGCGAAGAACGGGAACAGATTCGCTCCCTGGAACGTCGGCAGAGCGCAGAAGATCGGGCCGGTGCGAGGCGAGCGGAGCGTGCGGATAATCAGGCTGCTCGGGAGGCGGAGGCCAATCGCAAGCGGCTGATGCACAATACCTACCCGGAAATAGAATTCACGGAGATGATCCGCGCCAACACGACGGCGGTGGTTCAACTACTTGCTCAGTCCCAGGGAATGGCTGACTCTACCCGCATCGCGTTCGGGCTAGTCGACGAAGCCGCTAGTCGCATGTTCCGTCGCATGATCGATGCGAGCCAGAATCCCCGAGAGGCGTTCGGCCGTATCCGAGAGGATCTGGTTAATCTCGAAGCAGCCATCCGGCGGGGCGGGGGAGACCCCGGTGAGAACTTCGTGTCTCGGGGACTGGAGGCAGCCGAGCGGACACTCGACAGATTCCGCATCAAGTTCCAGACCTGGAGCGACATGGCTCGAGAGGCGGTCCAGCAGTTCTCTCGCGCGGCGGCCGATGCGATCGTAGACTTCGCCACTGGCTCCAGCAAGAACTTCTCGAAGATGGCGGAGGATTTCGCCAAGTCCATTGCGAAGATGATCTTGAACGCGATGATCTTCCGTGCGGTTATGCTCGGCCTGCGAGCCGTTGGCGTCGACCTCACCCTAGTTCTTCCGGGGCGAATGGCTGGCGGTCCGGTGCAGGCGGGCTCCCCCTACATCGTTGGCGAGAAGCGGCCGGAGCTCTTCGTGCCTGGATCTTCGGGCTACATCTTTCCGGCCGTGCCGAACGGCGGAGGCGGCGAGGTGACGGTCAACGTCTACAACTCCACGAGCGCGAACACTCGCGTCCAGGAACGGCAGAATGCGATGGGGGGTAAGACCATCGACATCTTCGTGGAGGATATCGTCAATCGTGGATTGGCGACTGGTCGATTTGATAGTGCGATGCGAGCGTCCTTCGGGGCGTCCCGCCTTGGGAGGGTGTGATGGCGATTCCTACTTGGCCTTTCTCCTGTCCGCGTAGCTGGTCGGAAAAGCCCGTGACGGGGGTGATTCGCAGCGAAGTGGACAACGGCTTCCCGAAAGTTCGCCGTCGGTTCACCAAAGCCTACAAGACTATCGACGTCACATTCCAGATGGACTGGGCCGACAAGCAAGCGGTGACGGACTTCTTCGAGAACGATCTCGCCGACGGTTCCCTGCCCTTCTACATCACGGACCCGTTCTTGCAGTCCACCCTTCTGGTGCGGTGGAAGGATGCTCCGGCGCTGAATGGCAGCGTTGACATGAAGCCCGTCTTCCAATACTCAGGCACTCTCGAGCAGGTCCTCTGACATGCCCCGTATGCTTGACCGGAACGCCATACGGGAAGCTCAGTCAGAGCATAGCTCGGACGTGTTCCTGGTGCTGCTCACCATCCTGGCGACAACGCCCCCCGTGCGGATTGTGAACAACACTGAGAACATCACCTCCCGGGGGGAGGAGTTCATCGCCTGCCCGTTCGCCATCGCGTTCCCCGACTCCAGCGACTACACGATCAACGATGCACAGATCCAGATCGACAATGTGGACGTGCGGATCTGGGCGGCTGCGCGTCAGGTTGACGATGCCCCCGAGGTTCTGCTGGAAGTGATCCTGGCATCGGACCCCGACGAGGTTCTGCTGGCGACTACGGGGCTCAAGCTCAGGGAAGCCTCGGCGACTCATGCGGTGATCTCCGGCAAGCTGCTGGCGGAGACCGTGTGGCACGCGGGCTTTCCGGCACACGACTATGACCCACTCCAGAATCCGGGGATCTTCGGCACATGAATCTACGACCGTTCATCGGCATTCCGTATGTGGACCGTGGCTCCTCGTTCCAGGGCTGTGATTGCTGGGGCTTGGTCTGGCTGTTCCACGTCGAAGTGCTGAACACCCTCGTCCCCCGATATGACGGATATGCATCTGCAGAAGGTCCGGATATCCCCGACCGCATCTGTGCAGGCTGGGAACAGTGGACCCAGGTGGAGCCAGCCGCTATTGAGGTCGGTGACGTGCTGGCCCTGCGCCTAGGTAGGGTGCCGCTTCATTGCGGCGTCTACATCGGCCAGGGAAGAATGCTCCACACGCTGAAGGGCCGCATGTCCTGCACCGAGGAGGTCCAGGGGGGTTTCTGGAGCCGCAGCATTGTGAGGATCGGCCGATGGAAGTCGTAACCCGCTCGAAGATCATCTCTTCGGAAGTCGGGCATCACCTGCTCGCCGAGGGGCTGACGATCGACGAAATGCTGGTCGCCGTAGGGTGGTCCCAGCCGTTGCGCGAATGGACAGTCGTCACCGTAGGCGGCCATGAAGTCCGCCCGGCTTACTGGAATCGCCTGCGGCCGAAGGAGGGTCAGCAGGTGATGATCGCCCTTCGCCCCGCCGGTGGCGGCGGAGGGGGGAGCAAGGGGATTCTGGCCGCCGTCGCCGCGATTGCCATCATGGTCGTCGCCGCCTGGGCGGCTCCCGCTCTCGTGGCGTGGATGGGCGTCACTGCGACGGCAGGGTATAGCGCGCTGACTGTGTCCGCGGTAACTGCCTTGGTGACGGCGGGTATCTCGATCGCCGGTTCTCTGGCCATCGGGGCGATGTTCCGTCCGGGTAACCTGGGAACGAAGGCGCTTGGATCGTCCTCGGGTGAGGCGTCGATCAACGACAGCCAGACCTACTCCGTCACGGGCGCCTCCAACCAGATCAAGCGGTATGGCGTGGTCCCGCGGATCTACGGTCGGCACCGCTTCACCCCGGACTTCGCTGCCGATCCGTTCGTGCTTTCCTCCGGCCCCTCGCAGACGATCTATCTCCTGCTGGACTTCGGCTACGGGCCGATCGTGATCGAGGATCTCCGCATCGGCAACACCCCCCTGGATCAGCTGCCCTCCGTGGAGTTCCATATCCACGAGGAGTTCCAGCGGGGGGACGAGCTGAAGCTCTATATGAACGACTCGTTGGCGATGAGCGTCGGCGCTGTCCTGGTGGAGAATGCAGACAACATCCGGGTGGTTCCGCAGGCGGGCGGCCAGATCTGGGTAGAGATCGGGTTCCCTGGCGGCCTCATTCAGTTTGACACCTATGGGACTTCGATGGGTCGGTTCGAGACTATTGAGATCGACGTGGCCGATCCTGCCGACCCCACGAACTTCAAGCCCTTCCGCGACTATCAAGCCTCCGCATGGTTCCAGAGCGAGGGGGGTGTGGATGCCGTCGGCCGAGTCGACATCGGGAGCTACCCGATCAAGACCGTGAACTACGGGCGAAATGCGATCTACGTCCAGGTGCCTGCGGATGCCAAGCCCCCAGCGATGGGCTACAAGATTGATATCGGCACGAACACCTACGACATCTTGTCTGCTTTGAAGAGCCCGCCGCCCGACGGCAACACTTCCTATCCGGCAGACTACTATCAGCTCACACTTCCTGGCGGCGTTCCTTCGGACGCAGGCGGCGGGGGGACATGGCTGAGCGGCGGGCGCATGGCGAAGATCTGGTATGAGAAGGGTCTGGGCGCCAGCGGCCCTATCTATGTCACCTGGGGCGCTGCCCCGAATCAGATCGTGTTCAACGGCCTGACGCGCTCCCCCCGTGCTATCAGCTTCGCCATGAACATGGGCGCAGAGAAGGACTGGATCGTGCGGGTGCGCCGGATCACTCCAGTGGCGAACTCCCCGAGCATCAGCAATGCGATGGCCTGGAACTCGCTGCGCTCCGTCCGCTACAACCCGCCGATCGCCCCGTTGAAGCCGCATACGATCATGGAAATGCGGATCACGGCCAGCGAGCAGGTGAGCGGGCAGATCCAGAACATCAACGCTCTCTGCACGTCCAAGCTCTGGGATCCTCGGGTCAACGAGATCGTGCCCACGCGCAACCCGGCCTGGATCTATGCGGACGTCATTCGCGGAACGGCCAATCCGCGCCCGGTGCGGGACGAGCTGATCGATTGGAAGAAGCTGACCGAGTGGGCCAATCGCAATGATGCGCCCAGGGGGGATGATCCCACGGCGGCGACTTGTGATCTGGTGGTGGACTTCCGGACCACGGTCGGCGAACTGGCACAGACGATCTGCTCCACGGGCCTCGCCGCCCCGGCGATTCACGACGGGAAATACACCGTCATCGAAGAGCATGAGCCTCGGGTTCCGGTGCAGATGTTCACCCATCGCAATACGCGGGGAATGTCTACGTCCCGCGTATGGATAGATGCCCCCCATGCGCTGAAGGTTCGGCATATCAGCGACCAGACTTGGGAGCGCGAGGAGACTTTTGTGTTCGCCGATGGCTACGACGCCATGTCCGCGACTAAGATCGAGTCCCTTGACCTCATGGGTGTGGTGCGCGGGCCGCAGGTATGGCGCCAGGGTCGCTATTTCCTCGCAGCCGCAGTTCTTCGTAAGGAGCGCATGTCGCTCGAGACCGACGTCGAGAACCTCGTGTGCCAGAGGGGGGACCTGGTCCTGGCCGCTCATGACTCGTTGCTGGGCAATCAGGTCGGCCGGGTTCGGGACATCAACGGCGCGGTGATCACGGTGGATATCCGTCTGGACGTGGCCCCCCAGGCGATCCAGGCACGGGATGCCGAGGGTCGCATTCTTCAGGCCGAGCCTATCGTGCGATTGATCGACACTTCGACGATCGAGATATCGCCGACGCTGGTCGCTCAGCTTCAGCCCGGCTGCATCGTTGCCTTCGGTGATCTCCAATCGACGACCTCCGAGTGGCTGGTGGACAAGATCACCCCAGGCAGCGACTTCTCGGCGCGCATCGAGCTGATCGAGTTCGCCCCCGCCATCCATCAGGCAGACCTGGGCCCGATCCCCCCGTATGTTCCTCCGGGCCACACGGGGTTCCTGGTCAACCTGTCGCCCGTGCGGTCGCTGCTCCTGTATGTCAACGAATACATCTACGATGTTCAGGGCATTCCCCGGCACGAGGTGACGGTTGATTGGGATGCACCGCTGGGGTGGACGCCGGACCACTATATCGTGGAGCGAGTCTACACTCGGCCGACCAGCCTCAGGCTGGTTGCTGGTCAGCTTGGCGCCAGGGTCTTCCTGGCCAAGACCACGGGCACCATCTGGCGCGATCTCGTAGATGCCATGGATCTGGACCAGGGGGGAAATATCGTTCAGTATATCGTCACGCCAGTATCCATGTCGGGCCGTCAGGGCGAGGAGGCGTCGGCTTCTTGCACGTTGTTCCCTGATCGCACGCCCCCCGCCAAGGTTCGATTCGCAACGAACATTCTCTCCGAGACGGTGATGCTGATCTGGGAGAAGCCCGCCTCTCCTGACATCCTGTTCTACCAGATTCGGTTCACGCAGGACGTGGGAGCCCAGGTATCCTGGGATCACATGATCATCGTGTCGGAGCGTGTGGCCGCAGACACCACCACGAAGACGATGCACGCGCAGACGGGCACCTATGCCATCCGCGCGGTGGACACGAGTGGGAACTGGTCTGAGCCCGCCTACGCCATGACTATGATTCAGACGCTGCCGAATATCGACGAGGTCACCCGCCTAGAAGCTCACCCGGCCTGGGCGGGCACTTTCGACAACACGGAGCTCCAGGGCGGCAATCTGCGGCTTTCCCAGAGCCCATCGGGTGACTACTACCCGCACGGGTTCTTCTTTCCGCAATCGGAGGTCGTGTATCCCCGACCCTGGATGTTCAGGCTGCGGGGGGAACTCGACGTTCGGGTGCAGCCCCCCGAGGATTCGTTCGGTGACGTGAACGTGGAGATCTGGATCGGCGTGCGCGGCGACCTGCCGGTCCTTAGCGACCCGTGGTTCGAGCCGTTGTCCCATGCAGATCCACTGAGCGGCAAGGCGACGAACTTCGTGCCGCTCAGCTACCTTCTGTCCACGGACATTGAGGGCGTCGCCGTGTCTTGGGCTCTGCGGCTCTCGACCAAGCGGCGGGACATGACCCCGGTCGTCCACCACGCTTCGTTGATCGTGGATCATGCAGAGCGCAGGGAGTTCGGCGACGACGTTGCCATCCAGGCAGGGGGGCAGACTATCGACTTCGCTTATCCGTTCTTCGCACCCCCCGCCCTGGCCATCACGCTGAACGATGGCCAGCCGGGCGATGTCTTGATACGGCAGAACACTACGGGGCGGAGCTTCTCCGTCGAGATCCAGAACAACGGCACATCGGTCAGTCGACACATTGACTGGCAAGCCATCGGCTACGGAAAGGGAACCTGATCATGCAGACCGCCTGGGTAGATCTTATTGCGAACACGGATAACGGCGTCACCTTGTCCGATAAGGTGAATGCTATCGTTCACGCAATCCTGTCTTCGCACGAGGGCGTGGCGGCTCCCCCCAATCCGGTTCGGGGGCAGGTCTGGCTGGACTCCTCGACTGCTGGGATCGACGAATACAAGTTCTACACTGGAACCGCTTGGGTCCAGATGGGCGTGCTCACTCACTCCACTGGCCTATTCACCTTGAGCGGGATGCTACCCCTCGCCGGGGGAACCATGAGCGGTGCGATTCGAGGTTTCGGGAACCCCATTGCGCCTCCGTTCTCGTTCTCTGGCGACGAGGGAACGGGCATGTATCGCTACAACGCGGGAGTCATCGGCTTCGCCGCCAATCAGCTCACCGCTGCTCGGCTGGACAAGGATAACCTATTCACCAATGGGTGGAAACACCTGACCATCGGCGAGTTCTACCTACGGGCAGACGCGGACAACCGGATATTCAACTTCGACGCCGGGGCGCTCATCAACTACCAGACCGCCTACAAGAACTTCATCATCCGGGTGCCGAGCAAGACGGTGCCTGGGCAGGCCATGACTCTAGCCACGATCTACGACGGCCATTTCGACGTTGCTGGTAATCTGCGGGTCATGTCCGACGACACCGGCAACGGAGACACCGGCGGCCCCTGGCGTCAGCTCATCCTTCACGGCAAGAAGGCTGGGCGAGGGATCGCGGCTCTGGCCTACGAGACGGATACCCGGATGCTCTACCTTTCGGCCGACTCGACGACGAACAAGTCGGCCTCGCTGTCCGGCGCCACCGGAAACTTCACGATCTTGG